TATAACCCCATTGTGTAGGATGTAATAAACGGGGTTTCGTTATTTTTACACCAGCTGGCATAGGTAAATTCGATTTACGTAACTGAGAAAATACAGTGAACCAACTTAACCGGTTTAAATCTTGAACTACTCCTACTTTTTTAGTATAAGCTTGTGACCCCCAGTTGCCTTTAAATGCTTTTTTAAACCCCATTTCAACGATCCTTTCATTATAATAATAAGTACTATTATCCATTATTTTTTCAAAATTTTCTTGATATAATCCAATATTTTTATCCTCATTATACGCCTTGTCAATATGTAGTAAAATAGATTTTATTTGTATTCCATAAAATTCTGTAAATAAATCATACAACATAATGCCAGATAAATCTATTCTCTTACATATAAAACTATCTCTATCCGTTGGCGGTTCTTCTTTGGCATATACCTGTAATAATTTCTTTACCATATATCCCAAATAATATGCTTTATCTATAAAGTTGCTATCTCCAATATGCGGTAAAAAATAATTTACTAAAATATTTAAAACAATATTTACCGATTTATTTTTAACAAATGTAGATATAAATTTTATTGCGGATACTTGGTCAAATACATAATTTGCGTCGTGAACACACGGTATAAATAAATCAATATAGGATTTATATTTATCAAAATCCAATAAACATGTTTTTATAATGTCTTTATCGCTTATAATACCTAATGCTCTCATTACAATAAATAAAGGTATTGGTTTTCTTACATTGGGCAATACTACTACGAATTGATTATTTGTATATGTATCTGTAGGGGCGACTATTTTAACAGCCACTACGCGTTTTGGTTTAGAAGAATCCTCAGACACAGAACGAACTTCTACGGAATGACTATATAAGTCATTTTTTAATTCTTTTACAGATATCATATTGTCGGCAAACTTTTCTTCTGGAATAATTACCTTTTCTTTACCATCTATTATAAAATATCCTCCATAATCTTGTCTACATTCGCCCATATTATATTTAATATCCTTTGATAATCCGCTCAAAATACACAACGTAGAATTAACCATGATTGGAAATCTTCCTAAAAATACATTAGGTATCGTTTTTGTTATTTTAATTGGCTCTTTATCGTCTCCTTTATATACAAATATATCTACATCCACATCATAATGTATTGTAAACCCATATGTCATATTACGTAGTCTAGCTTCATTTGGATACATATAATGAACATTTTTATCATCATATATGGTGGGCTTTCCAAAATATATTTTATTACCATCTTTACCTCCATTATATAATAATATTATATTGGGATTCTGAATTTCTTCGTTGGTATTTTCTATATATTTTAACGGATTATTCTCCATAAATATTTTTTTAATTCCAACACTTACAAATTGATTGTATGAATCTAAATGATGATTGACTAAATGGTTTGGATTTGATTTAAAATATGTATCCAATATATTCCATGACATTTTTTTAAAATTAATTTGTTCAATTGGAATGGTTGTATCAGATAAATTATCCACATCCATTTCATTAGACACTACGGAGTGTTTGGATTCTGGTTTCGGTTCAGGTTCAGGTTCCAATTCAGGTTTTGGGTTTACATCTTCTTTTCCCATATCTCGGGCTTCTTTAATATGTTGAACTTCTTCTTGAGGTTCTATTGGTTCTTTTAATTTATCGTTTATATCTCGAGATGGTGGTCCTGATGGGTGTGGTAGTGGAGCGGGTGCCGCAATCATGGATTTTTTTTTAGTTTTTAAAATTTCAGTAATTTTAATTAATGTCTTATATACTTCTTTAACTTCTGCGTTTGATTTATCCTTATCATATAACTCTTTATATTGCTTTCCTAATGTTTTAACACGATTTACTACAATATTATATTCAATATCCGTAGTCATTTTTGAAATTTCCATATTGATTTCTTGTAATTGTTCTTTTATAGACATAACTATAATATATTACTATTTTATATAATTATATTATTATAACTCCAAAATAATAATATTTGTTTTATGACAAATAATTTTATATTTTTAACGCCAATTCATCCTGATTGATAATTTATTATTACGTGAACTAGTGATCGGTATATTAGATATACCCATATTAACATTTATTGATTGATTATTATTATTGTTTATATTTACTATACGTCCCAAGTTGTCTATTTCTTTAATTAACCACATTCCGTTTAGATTTTGGTATACATTATTATTGTTTCCACGATAAAACATGATCCAAATAGAACAATTCCCAGAACCACATATAATATATTTACACTTTGACATAATTACCGTTATGGCTAAATAATATTTTGAAAATATATAATTTGTATTTTTCATTAAAAAATCAACCGTACTTTTACATTTTGAAATATTTCTTGTTTCATCCTTAAAATAAAACGAATTCTTTGGAAATACCCTCAAAATATAATTTATAAATTCAGTTTCATCGCTTTGAATTAAAAATACAATCGTCGGATTATTTTTTAAAATTTGGTTGGCATACTCTACATATTCATTGTAATTACATAACGAGGTTTCAGTACATTTGTCATTTCCTCTATAAAATAAAACACATATATTATCATAATCTAATTTGTATTTGGTTTCTATATTTTCAATAATGTTATAAATCTGTTTGGATGGAGAAAAATATTTCTTAACAATTGGTATAATATTAATATAATCCAAATTTGAATAATTTATAAATTGATACACATTGTGGTAATTTATAGAATTTATTATAGATTCGGATGATGATGGAATCAATATATTATCATAGTGCTCAAAATACTCATATGTTATATCTTCTTGTTGATTTCTTTTATACCAACTAAATTGGGCGGAACTATCTACGTGGTTTGGAATAGTTTTATGAAAATTAATATAATCTATAATTTCATGTAATTTTACAGAACAACAAGAAAAAAAACCAGAATTATGTCTAATGATAATACTCATTTTTATAATATTTTGTATAATAATAAAATATTATAAATATAATGTATTTTTTTTATCTAACATGTAAAAAAAAAATTTATATTTGTCCAATTTATCCAATTTATCTAATTTATCCAATTTATAAAATTTATAAAATTTGTTTAGTATATGTTTCATACAACTCATGATATTTATTTATTAACTCGTCGGTATTGATACCAGTTTCAACCTGTTTATAAAAAGATAAATGACTAACAAATAAAGGTGTATATAATGTATTATTAAATGCTTTTGGATGTTTAATATATTCTGTTGTTAAATTGTGTTCATCATCAACATAACAATCCATAATTTTATGCCAATTTTTACCTTTATAACCAAAAAAGTTTATACTAAATCTGGTTTTTATTGTTATATGAGTTGTTATTTGTAATTGTTCACAATTTATAAATTTTTTGTAATGTTTAATAAAGTAATTATGTAATTTTTCTGCTTTTTTTCCACTTTCCCACAATGTTCCTTCAAACCCTTGGTTTGGATATTCCAATGTCATTTCTTCATATGGTATTAAATTAAAACAATTCTGTTGATAATATGCGGCAACTCCATTATTTATTGTATTGGCAAATACCAAATCATATTCATTATTTTTTATAAAATAAATAAACCCAGGTAATTTGGTAATATCTATAAACACAATATCATCGTCGCATTTAATAATAATATCATTCTTATAACGATAATGTGCGTAATGTTGATAATAGTTTTTCCAAGATTTTTCACAGGTATCCATAAAATAAAACCCAGGATGAGTCGATTGTTCATATGTTAAAAATCCAACACTATTTACTGTTTTACAAAATACATCGTGTATATCAAATGTATCGTGTAATGGACACGTAATAATGAGTGTATTATTGTAATAGATAGATAGGGTTGTATCCAGAATTTGTACATCAATGATAATTTCGTTTCTTCGTTCTACCAAAATATAGTCCCACGTAAAAAAACCGATTGTTATGTTATTGTATTTAATAAGAATATTTTGACAAATTCCAAATATAATTTCATAATTATTTATATGGTCAATATCGTATAGAAATAGAGATAAATTATTGATAGTATCTGTATTAAATGTAAATGAATTTTTTAGAATAGGTGTTTTGAGTTGAACATATTTACCAAGACTAGATGTTCTTTTAATATTACTGATCGATTTTATATATTCTTCATCTTCAAGCTTACGAGTATTATTCCAAAAATGAACTTCTTGTATAATATTTTTATTTAAGGCAATTTGTAAATATTTTATTAAAATCTCTAAATTTTGACGTCTTCCCGAAAAAATAGTTAATATATTTGTCATAATATTAATTATACAGTAATGTTATTAATATTATTAATTTAAGTAATTAAATAATTAAATAATTAAATAATTAAATAATTAAAAATTGGAAGGGATTTGGATAGTTTTTTTAAATAGTTGGTATAAAATTCCAATCTAATTCCAAACACATATTTTTCCAAATACTATCCTGTTCAATTATTTTTTCACGGTCTTTTAACATAGGAAACTCGGATAAATAGGTGGTTTCTCCCAATAATTCACACAACTTATATGCCGTATAATAATAATTTAAAAAGTTGACACGGTCATCTGGACAATATTTTGAATAAGGACGTTGTAATTCAATAAATAAATTGAATAAGGTGTCTTCTAATTCGGGAGACATAACGGGTGGTTTAATTCCAAGTTTATCTTTGATAAAAGGTATATGCTCATAATATTTACTATAACCTAATTTTTTCAATATTTCTTTCATTTTATCGTTGGTTAATTCGGATTGATGTATCCTTTCTTTTTTGATTTGTTGTGTAATTTTAGTAATTATTTCTGGTGATATTTGGGTAGTTTCTTTTCCTTGGAACTGTGAAATAATTTCTTTAAAATGATTGATGCGTTTATACGCATAAAAACAAACTTCTTTAGGGGGTTCTTTATATGTAGGTTTTTCATTTTCTATTAAATAAGGAATACTAGCAGAACATGAAATACATATTAAAATACCTTCATCTTCGTAGGGAACTAATTCACCATTATTACAATTTTTACATATATCTGATTGATGTATAAAGTTAGACATATCAATTATAGAAGAATCAATATTCTTAAAATATTTATATACCAAATTATTTGACGCATCTGAACTTTCCTCAACAGGTTTAGGAGAAATTTTAAAGAAAGTATCTATTAATTTATTTTTTACTTTAGTATTACCTGTAATATTGGGTGTAGCTATCTTTTTTTTACCTTCAAAATAATCAAATATATATTTTGAATTTTCTAACAAATATTGTTTTTTATTTTGTTTTATAGTCTGTATATTTACATTAATTAGATTGATTTTATCAACGATTTGTAACCTTTCTTCTATATTTTCACAAGTTTGTAATAGTTCTTTTAATTCTGTTTTATCTTTTTTCAATTTAGGAATAATATCATGCTCATTCTTATAAAAATTATATAACAATTCACGATGTTTACCGTCAATCGTTATTTGATTATTACGGCTGTTGATATCTTTATGTTTAAATGTTGGCATAAATACTATTATACTTATTTTTTTAATTATTATGAAAATAATATTATTATGAAAATAATATTATTATGAAAATAATATTACTTTATTTTCTATTTTTTTATTAAATGGATATTGATAAAACTATTGATAAAACTACTTTTAAAAAAATGGTATTTGTATATAACGCTATTGAAACTGGATGGACCGTTACTAAACAAGATGAAAATACATTTATATTTAAAAAACCACACCGTGATGATAAACATTTATTATTAGATACGTATTTAACCGAATTTATTAATTATAATTTCGATATTCAAAATATTTTAAATAAATAAATTTTAAATAATTTGTTTTTTAAATAAAATAATTTGTAAATTTTTTTTCTTTTACAATATTATAAATGGGAGGCGGATTAATGCAACTGGTCGCTTATGGCGCACAAGACGTATATTTAACAGGTAACCCTCAAATTACTTTCTGGAAAGTAACCTATAGACGTTATACTAACTTTTCTATGGAGTCTATTGAACAAACATTTAACGGTCAAGCCGATTTCGGACGACGTGTCACCTGTACCATTAGCCGTAACGGTGATCTCGCATACAAAACTTATTTACAAGTCACTCTCCCTGAAATTAACCAATTGATGGGATCGTCCACCAGCTACACTTCTACCAACCGTGGTGTTTATGCCCGTTGGTTAGATTTCCCCGGAGAACAACTTATCGCCATGATTGAAGTCGAAATCGGAGGCCAAAAGATCGATAAGCAATACGGTGATTGGATGCATATTTGGAACCAGTTAACTATGCCTTCTGAACAACAACGAGGCTATTTCAAGATGATCGGTAATACTACCCAGCTTACCTTCATCACCGACCCTTCTTTCTCAGATGTCGATGGTCCTTGTGACTCTCTCGCACCCAGACAAGTGTGTGCCCCTAGAAATGCCCTCCCTGAAACTACATTATACATTCCTCTACAATTCTGGTTCTGTACTAACCCTGGTCTTGCCTTACCCCTTATTGCTCTTCAATACCACGAAGTTAAAATCAATATTGATATCAGACCTATTGACGAATGCTTATGGGCTGTCACCACCCTGAACTGCTTGGATTCCAACGGTCAATCCATTGGTGTTGGACGTTCTGTTGCTGCTACTATCGCCTATAACCAATCCTTAGTGGCTGCCTCATTATACGTCGACTATGTATTCTTAGATACTGACGAACGCCGTAGAATGGCACAAAACCCCCACGAATATTTAATTACCCAATTACAGACTACCGGTGATGAATCTGTTGGTTCCTCTTCCAATAAGATTAAGTTGACCTTTAACCACCCTGTTAAGGAATTAATCTGGGTCGTCCAACCTGATCAAAACGTTGATTACTGTTCATCCCTTGTTTGTGATGCTCTTTTATTCAAGGTTCTTGGTGCCCAACCATTCAACTACACTGATGCCATTGATGCTCTTCCAAATGCTATCCACGCTTTCGGAGGTCCTGGTGCA